ATAAAACTTTCAGTACCAGCCATATCATCATCAAAACTTGCTATTCTCGCTTCATTGTTTGGATTTCTAAATTTCTGACAATAAAGGTAGTGTTTTTCGCCACCATAACCGATTTGACCATTATTTCTAACATCAAAAAGCATATCATTAGAAACATCTGTAACACAAAAACCTCTAGAACTTTCAGAAGTATCTGATCCTTTTATTCTTGTATCTTTTTGAAAACTAATTTTTTCAAGTGCTATAGGTGCAGTACCTCCTACAGTCCAGCTATTACTACCTAAATCAACATAATGATTACCATCAAAAGTTAAATTAGCATTTGAAATATTATCTCCACCTCCTACAGTATTCCATGCAGAACCATCATAAGACATTAAAACATCTAAAGTCTTATCATAACATAGAATAGATTTACTAGGTGTAATAACTTGCCATGAAGTACCATTATATCGTACCCAATCCTTTAAGGCTACAGTACCCCAATTAGCATGAATAGAAGCACCTAAAGAAAGTACGTAAATATCTCCAGTTGCTGTAGTTGGTGGTGCTACACTTGCATCTACAAAATTAAGTGCTGCAGGTAGTACTTCTCTATCAGTCCATTCACTAGCACCATTTTCATTTCTCCAAATACTATCGCCATTGTTAGCAGTTGTAAAGCCTTTAGGCTCATGTAATTCTGCTTCTAATATATCTCTATGCCTCCAGCTCATTAATCATAAAATATTATTCCTCTTTTATTTACTTGTGGTATATCTCCACAGTCTTTAAATAAAGGATATTTAGTACTATCTGCTTTCTTAACTTCTAAAATATAATCAATCATAGTTACCTTTATATCATCAGCAAGTGATATATAAAAATCTCTACTTTGTGCATAATCTCCACTTTTACCTTGATTACTAAATTCAGTATAATTACTCATTGAACCTTGATTAGTTATCTGTGTATGAACCTTAGAATAACAAACATAAACAACATAATGAGCCAACATAGACTTAATGAAACTATCTAATAATACAGCATTATCTACACTAATTGAAGAAGCTGCAATTTCTGTTAAAATCTCATTATAGAACTTTTCACCTAAAACAGGTTTAATATATTTTCTTTGAGTTGTTAAAATGTAATTTGTAAAATATGCTTCATCAAAAGCAACATCATTAATAGCTAAAGAAGCTACTTGTACATCTGTTATTATTTCTGTATTCAATGCCATTACTCTTCTATTTCTTCATTAGTTACTTCTGTTTCAATGTTTGCTACTGCATTTTGATTTATAAATAATTGTCCTCTAATATCTCCTTCTTCAAAAGGCTGTAAACCTATCATTAATCTACCTTCATTTACTGTAGTTACTGCATTTAGTTCTACTCTATCAGAATTACCAACTGGAGAAACATTTAAAATACTTAATTTATAATCTCCGAATTTAGTTTCTCTTTTTATAATATTGTTTAATGCTCTTAATATTGGTTCTTGAAAATCAGGTATAATTACAGAATTCATAAACTTGTCATACTCTAGTTTTATCTGTTGATTGCTTCCTAATTTTCCTGAAGTTTCTAAACCTGCTAAAGATGGTGTTATTCTATGTGCTGTTATAATATTTCTTATTGCTAATTCGCTTAACATTTGAAACTCGCCATCTCTTTCTCTTTCAAATTCAATTACCTTTGCAGCTTGTTCAGGACTATCTAATAATTCAACTAAAAACTTATCATTATTTCCTTCTCCTGTGTACCTCTTTTTTATTTCTTGTACATAAGCTTGAGCATTCATTCCATCAGGTACTTCTCCGAACATTTGCATGAGTACACTAGGAAAAAAACCATTATCAAATTTATCAATATTGTATTTAGAAATTCTATATTCTATATCAATCCAATCTAAAGCACCAGCATAATCAGGTAGACCGTAATAGCTAAATTCAGGATATTTACGCATGATATGAACTAAATACTCATTCTTTGGTGTACCATTCCAAAACGTAAGGCTGCTATTTATTGGATAGTCGCTAACAGGTGCATAATTTAAAAGTATATCTCGCCAAAAGTTAGAAATATAAGCACGTTTTTTATCTTTTCCTTTTCTAACAGTTGTAGCATCTTCACTAAAAATAGCAGTATAATTACCTGACTTTTTAACGTGTGGATAACATTGCCCTGTTATTACATAGTTTTGTACTAATTGCTTAAATAAAGTATCTATAGTATCATTTTCAGGATTAATTTCCATTAACCATTCTTGAAAGTCTTTAGGTAAATCTTTAAAATCTACATCTTCTCCATCTTTAGAATATAGAAAACCTTTACCAATAGTAAAAGCTATTTTTTGATTAATAATAGAACTATGTGTACTTGATCTTCTAGCACGTTTAGCTAAATCATTTGGATAAATATTATTAGAATCTTGAAAAAAAGGTACAAATTTTTGTTCAATATCCTTGTTTATCTCTTTCTCCTTTTTAATTATTGGAGTAGTTATAGGATCTTTTACAGTACTAGCTTTAATACTGCTTTTTTTAACCGTATTTTTAAGCTTATTAGTCTTCTTTTTTTGCATTACTTTCTACTACTTCAACAATATTATTAAAACCTGCTTTGTATAGCTTATTTAAGTCTTTTTGGCTAGTCTTTTCTGTTAAGTTAATAACACCTACAGAACCTGTTACTTTCTTACCTAAAAACTCAGCTTTTATAGTAAACTTTTTCATATCTCTAATATAGTAAAAAAAAATTAATTATTTAGATCGAATATAAATAACAAAAAAAAAGGATAGCTTTTAAACTATCCCTTTCTAATTAATATAATTAATCTAATTAAGATCCAAAAGTTTTAGTACCTCCAGCATTTAGATCAATAGTACCTACAAATTCTCTAAGAAGTTGAGCCTGTTTTCCTGCAAAGGTAACAGTATAACCGTTCTGACCTTGTAACTCTCCTTCTAGAACCTCATTAGCAACTGCATCTACAGAAGCATCAGTACCCATTATTTCATCATATCCTAAAACAAAAGCAATATTATCATTTGTTGCTTTGTTGTAAGTTTCAAAAATAACTACTAATCCACATGATTCAACATATTGATTAATTCCAAAAGCTTTTACTTTCTCCATTTTAGGTGCAAATACCTCTAAAGAAGTTTCATAAGATATAGATCCATTTTCTCTAGATCCTTCTGAACTATAAACCTTAGTTTCTAATTCTCCTTCTATCTCATACCATTTATCATCTGTAGTAGATAATGTAACTGCAGTATAAGATTGATCTGTAGCACTTGCAGTAAAAGATACAATATCATCTTTATTGATAACGTAAACTGCTTTTATACCACCTCTTCTATTTTCATCAGCACAGCTAATTAAAATATCTGTCGTAATTTCTGCCATTTTATTTAAATTTTATAAATTAAAAAATACCCTCACATATTAGCGAGGGCTTTTATTTCTACCAGTAAAAAGAAATTAATTCTCCAAATACGAATTGAACACCCATCTTATACTTAGCAATGATTTTTAACAATTCATCATCATCATCATTTGATCTAAATTTAAGTTGTGCTTCAGGATCATTAACATCAGAACCAATTACTAAGTTTTCATCTGCAGTATAAACTAACATATTCTTACCTATATCAATTCCTAAACCACCTGAATTAGGATTAGTAGCATCAGCTAATTGAGTGTCCCACCCTGTAACAGTAATTATTGGAATACCTCTAAAAGTTAATTGAGAATTTCCTTGACCGTCAATAAGTCTAGATAAACCTAAGTTATTACCAGTACCTAATTGCTCATAAGTAGTAATTAAGTTATCTTCAATAGTACAAGTAACTCTAATTGACTTCTTGTTATTTGGTACTTGTCTTAATACTTTAGTTTGGTTTTCATAAACTGACTTTAAAAGTTCATAAGCACCATCTGCAACTAAATCTCCATTAGTATCTTCAACACTTGCAATAGTTGACATTTCAACATATTTACCTAATTGTGCAGAATCTGCTACAAAGTTTTGAACGAATCCATCAAATTGTGCATAATCAGCACTTGCAGCAGTAGATGCAGCGAACCATGCTATTCTTCCGTTATCATCAGCAATAGCTTCTCCTACAGACTTTCTTGCAATATCTCCAACTACAGTAGGAAGTAAATCATCTATAGCAGTACCTGAACCATAAGCTTCTTCAAATACAGTACCGTAGAAAGTATCTCCACATTGTTCTAAGTTTACTTTCAATTTAGAAACTTCTAAAGTTCTATCTGAAACATTAACAATACCACCAGTAGCAGAAAAACCACAACTAGAATAAGCTCTTACTATTTTAGTAAGTGGAGAAGATAAATACATATTAGTTTTTACCTTTACATTTGGAATAACTCTTATTCCTTTTAAATCATCAGAACCTTCTGAAGGCTCGAAAAATAATCCTTGTACATCAGTACCTTGGTAAGTAGTACTTAATGATTTTGTAATAAAATTTGCCATTTTTTTTAATTTTAATTTTTAATTTACTTTTTATTTCTTAATCCTGACATTTCAAAAGTTGCTAAAATAGCTTCTCCTAATTCATCTTTAATTAATTCTTTTTTACTTTCTAAAACATCTTCTTTAGCAGGTATTACTTCTCTACTAGCAGATACTTTTTCAAGTTCTTTTTTAGATAGTTCTAAAGCTTCAGCACTTGCTTTAACTTCTTCAACTTGTTTAGCATTTGCTTCTTCTAGTTCTACTAGTTTAGCTTTTGCTTCTTCTAATTCTACTGAAGCCTCAGCTTCAATACTCGCTTTGATTTCAGCTTTTAAAGCTTCCATATCAATAGCTTCTTCTTTCTTAACTTCTAAAGGTGCTTCTGCTTTTGCTTCTCCACCTAATAAAGCCTTGATTTGATCCAATATTGAATCTTTCTTTTCAGACATATTTGATTGATTTAATTGATTTACATAATCTTTAGGAATGTTTTTATAACCCATTCCTTTTAATTTTTCAGTAGATGCAAAAGCTGCTACTTTCATTCCTTCTTTTACAGAACTTACAAAACCTTTTTCAGTTGCTTCTTCTGAAAATATCCATGTTTCGTTAGCCATCATTTGCTGAACTTCTTCTAAACCTAATCCAGTTGCATTAGTATAAATCTTTGCAATCTTTAAATTAATAGAATCCATTAATTCAGCTTGTTTACCTAATTCTTCTTGATACTTTCTAATTTCGTCTGAATTCATACCCTCCATTGATACTATAGGAATCCATGAATTATGTATCATTATAACACTATTTTCAGTCATTGTAGGTAGTTCATTTCCTGAATAAGCTAAAACAGATGCAGCACTTGCAGCAATACCAACTATTTCTACATTTACTTTAATACTAGAAGTTTTTAAGAAGTCATAAATAGCAAAAGCTTCAAAAACAGAACCACCACCACTATTAATAGTTAGATTTATTTCTTTAGCGTTTGAAGTTTTAACTTCTTCAATAAATTCTTTAGCATTAACACCAAAACCACCTATTTCTTCATCAATAGATATTGAAAGTGCATTATTAATTGAATTATTTACGTTATACCACTTCATATAAACAATTTTAAATAAAAAGTTATTACTTGTATGCTTATTTATTAAACAAAAAAAGGGCAATAGCTTTTAAACCATTACCCTAAAAACAAAACACACACAAAACAAACTTTTAACTCTTATATCTAGTATCTTTTATAATTTTTCTAATATGGTTTACGGATAGATCATATTTAGCTGATAAGTTATAGTAAATACTCATTTGCCTTTCTAAAGGATTTCTATTCATCATATCATAATCTCTTAATACTGAAAAGTTTCTTAACTCATTTGTATTAATTAATCCTGTTTTTAACAAATGTAAACAAGCACTTTTAGAATCTATTGAGTCTTTAGTAATTTGATAAAGTGTAAATACTAAATCATTTTCCAGTTCTTCAATCTCTGTTGCCAATAAGTTACTATTCTTTTTTTGCATCTTGAACAATTACCTGTAAAAGTTGGATCTATTTTCTCACTAAATAAACCGTACAAATATTTTAAGCTTTTAGAATCAGGAAAGACTTTACTAAATACTTTTAAATAAGCATCTAATATTTTAAGCTTTTCTTCTTCTGTTAAATTCTTTAAATTTTCATTAACATTAAATTCTACCATTTTAATTTAGGGCATTTTTCTTTTTCAAATAATACTTTATCATTAATTGAACATTTACAAATACTACATTGTGTAATACCTTTTTTTTTAAAGAAAAACAAGTATATAAAATCCTTTCTAAAATACTCACATAAATTGCAAATACTTAACCGTTTTTGCTTTTCCTTAGTGCTTAAAATATCAGAATATTCTAAATTTTTGATTGATCCAAATAATCTAGCTAACATTATTTAAATATACTATATTTTATCTATATTTTATCCAAAACTTGCTTCTTGTTCTATATTATTTACTTTAATAGCTTGTGAAGTAGTATCTGTTGCAACATTTGTTACTTGAATAACTCCTATTGAATCACTTACTGCAGCTACTACTTCTTGCCTTAAACCTTGTAAATCTATATTACCACTTCCTACTAAACCACCATTAGCATAACCTATATTTAAATTAGGCATAGGTTTATTAGTTCTCATGTTTTCCAAAGCACTAACTAAACTAGAACCTTCTGAAGTCCCTAAAACGTGTTTAGGTACTACATATTCTCCTTCATGAACTATACCAGCTTGTTTAAATCCTGTTTCATCTGCTATACCTGATCCATTACCTGTATAACCACCTTGAGCAAATGATTGAGAAGCTATTGCTCCTGCTTGTACAGCACTTTTAGCTATTGCTATTCCTGTTAATACTGCAGCTTGAGATAAACCAGCACTACCAAAAGTAACAGCGTTTAATGGGTTAGCTGCTGCTGCTGCTTGAATGTTAGCTATTTCAGTTGCTAAGGCTATTGCAACATTAGCTAATTCTAATTTCTTTTTTTTCTTAAAAGCATCTTTTTCTATTTTAAGTTTTTCGGCTTCAAATTGTGTTTGATTTATTATACCATTTTCTAATTGAGCATTTAAGTTAGCTAATTCTATATCCTTTTCTCTATCTGCTTTTTGTTGTGCAATATCGGTTAATAACATTGCAGTTTCTCCAGCTATTTCAATTCCTTGTTGTTTTACTTGTAAAGCAAAAGCTGCATTATCTTCTAATTGTTTTTTATTTTCTTCTTTTTTCTTTTCTTCTTTTTTTAATCCATCTGCAGCATCTTCAGCTTCTCTTTTCTTTGATAATACTTTTCTTTGTGCTTCAAATTTAGCTTCTATT